TAGGTCCGCTCGTAGACCGTCTGCCCAGTGGGGCCAAAGGCGGGGGCGTGGGTGATGCTCAAAACAATCTCCTTAGAAGGTGCTCGCCCAGTCGGCGAGACTCTGGTTTGACTTGGTCAAGTTGCATCCGGCGCAGGCAGGAACCAGGTTGTGAGCCCGGTCCGCTCCGCCCTTACTCAGCGGGATGACGTGGTCTAGGTGCTCTGCGGGTGCGTCGCAGTAGCAGCACAGGTTGCCCCAGCGGGCGAAGATCTCAGCGCGCTTGTAGGGGGCCGCCCTGACCCGTCGGCGTGACTGGTACAGGGCGGCATAGGCGGGTGCGATCACTTACGTCCGGCGTTCTTGCGAGCCTCAACGGCGGCAGCGTGCCACTCCTGTGCGTCGTCCTCGGAGGTGGCGACGAGCGGAACGTAGTGCTTCTCGAACGACACCTTGGCGACAGAGCGGGTCTTCTTTGCGCTGTTCTCAGTGGTGCCCATGGCCTCAGCGAGTCCGGCCAGGTCCGAGCCGTCACCCTCGCCGAACTCCTGCGCACCGTCGATACCGAACGTGAAGTGAAGGGCACCACGCTGACCGGGCGACAGCTTGCCGAGGGCCGTGTGAACGTTGCCGATCTTCGCTGCCCGCTCGTCGCGCCGGTCGTCAGACACATCACGCAGGTCGGTGGCAAGCTCGCCGTCTGCAACGGTGCTCACGTAGCTACGCAGGATCGAGATTGCACCGAGCACGTAGCGGCGAACATCGGCGTCACGCGGAACGGCAATCGCATCTTCGATGGTGTCAACGTCCTCAGCGGTCGCAGGAAGCTTCCGCAGCACCTCACGAGCGGACGTGTACCGGTGGAGCACTGCGAGCGCCTCCAGTGCGGCACCGTGGCCCACCTTGGGGTTGACCTGCGGCGTCTCGTCGACCACAGCGAGGGAGTCAGCGAGCGAGTACTCGTCGTCGCCGTCCTGCTGAATCAGGTAGGTGGCTCCCTGGAACGCCATGCGGGCGGCCTCGGCACGATCGGCAGAGAGGCGCAGACCCTTGGGCGGGACCGTCTGAGCGAGCTTGGCGGTCAGGTACAGATCGTCCCCGGCCTGCTCCCGCATGGACATGAAGACCTTGACGGCATCCTTGTCCGCACCCTCGAAGCGCATCTCCCGAACCCGGTCCTTCAGCGCGTCCCGAATCGTCTGGAACATGAAGCCGTTGAACCCGTCGACCACATCGCCCTTGACCTTCGAGCCATCGAAGCGACCCAGGGCCACGAACAGAGCCTCGCGGGCATCCTGTGCCAGATCCTCGCGCTGATCGTTCGGCAGGCGGCGGGAAGCCTCAGCCGCGAGGCGAGTAACGGTGGGCTCCATCTCGGCCAGAACGGCGGCGATGGCGGTCAGGTCGTTGGACTGAGCGGAAGCGATCTGAGCAACGGTGAGAGACATTCGGGGACTCCTTCAGGTGGTCGCTAGATGTCTCTAGCGAGTCGGTTACCTGAGGGAGTCCGGCCGGATTGGTGTGCAAAGGGGCAGCACCGTTCAGCAGAGCAACCCCACAGGCGGGGTGTCTGCGCTTCGAGCCTCCGGCCGGATGACTCGATTCGCTGAGGTGAGTTCTACGTGTTTTTTCGTAGGTGGGTCAAGGCGCTTTCGTACTTGCCTACCTGTAAGACGAGCTACTAGGGGAGATCGTTGTAGTGGATTCCAAGGCGTGACCACGGCTCCTACCTTGGAACCATCGACCCCTCAGGGCTGAGGGATAGGTAACGGCTGTGATTTGCAGGTGAGACGTCGTCAGAAAATTTGTTTGCTGAAAGTAGGAGAGGGGCCGACCCCATGACAGGAGTCGGCCCCTCATCTCACGCTCAGCTACACATCAGCGCCGTACAGCGAGCCCCACGAGCGCTTGCCCACCTCGGCCTCAGCTTCGATCGGTACGCCGTACAGGTCGAACGTCATGCACTTCTCGATGGCACGCGCGTACTCGGCCGCTTCAGCCTGCGGCACCGAGCAGAGCACCTCATCGTGGATCGGCAGGCGCATCGTGTCGAGCAGCCCAGATTCCTCCATGTTGATCAGGCTCTGTCCGAGGCAGTCACGCGCGGCACTCTGCACCCCGTAGTTCACAACGGCGTAGGTACGGTCACGGTCCAGCGGCAGGCGACGACCAGTGACGGACACGTGCACCATGCCGGTCTCGTACGCCTCGCGCTGCATGCGGTTGGACATGCGCTTGATCTCCGGATACACCCGGTCGTAAGCAGCCATCGCACGCCGGACGTCTTCCAGGGGCGCACCAGTCTGGCGAGAGATGGTGGCGGCGCCTCCCCCGTACACCTTGCCAAAGGCAATGCCCTTGGAGATCTTGCGGTGCTTGGCCGTGAAGTTCTCGCCGAACACCATGCGCGCGGTGAACGAGTGGAGATCCTCGCCGTTGGCTATTGCCCGCTTCATGTTCTTCACGTCACCGAGGGCAGCGAGCACGCGCAGTTCAACCGCCGCAAAGTCGGTCGAGACCATGACCTCACCAGGCTCAGCGAGCAAGGCGCGGCGGATCGTCTGATCACTGGACGGGAGAGTCTGAAGCGCGGGGCGGGTGATTGACATCCTTCCCGTTCGCGCCTGCATGCTGTTGATGAAACAGTGGATGCGACCCTCGGTGTCTGCCACGTCCAAGAACGTCTGCGCGTATGCGCTGTTCCACTTGCCTGCCCGCTTGCTTCGCAGGATGGCATCAGCGAGGGGGTTGGGGGTGCGTGCTCCGAGTCGCGTCCAGTTGTTTTGGTCAAGGTCAGCGAGCGCACACAGGACGGCCTTATCAGCCTTGAAGGCGCCGGACGCTGTCAGGTCCGTGAGCGTCTCCCCCATGGCCTGTAGCGCGTCGGTGACCTGTCGGGACGCGTTGATGTTCTCGACCCCGTAGCGGAGCGCCTGAGCCTCGTATCGGAGCGCCTCATCAGACAGCGTGGACGACAGTTGCTTCGCGTAGTCAACGTCCAGGATCATCCCCTTGCGCTGCATGATGGCGCAGATGCGGGCGATCTCGTGCTCGTACTGAACCAGCCGAGGGCGGACGTCGAGCAAGCGCAGTTCGTTGTCTAGGGCCACGTCGAGCCGAGACGTGAGCAGCACATCGAGACCGGCGTACAGGTTGTAGGTGGGGTGGTCCAGCGGGATACCTGCCCACCCGGTTGCCTTGGTCAGCTTCAGCGAGCGGAACACGGCCGTAAGGTCGCCCTGAGTGTCCGGGGCCGCAGGGTCGATGTAGTAGGCCGCATTCGGCTTCAGTGCCGTACCCCGTCCACCTTCCTGCGGTTGGCGCGGGTCGACCAGTCCGGCCTTTAGGCGGGTGTCGATGGTGCGCGGGGCGAGACTCTCAATGCTCACGTCTGCGTGGCGGTCGATCACTGCCCAGTCAAACGGCGCGTTGTGGATCTGGAAGCACTTGCCGCGCTTCAGCGCCTCGCGGGCGAACTGCTCGAAGTACCCGCCTCGCTCCCAGTGGATGACCCATGCCGTACGCGCGTCGCCGAACTGAACGGTTCGTAGGCGGTAACCGGGCGAGTAGATGTCAAGGCCGGTGGTCTCCGTGTCCAGCGCGATGGGACCAGCAGCGTTAGCGCGGTCGAACCATTCGGCGAACTCTTCAAGGTCGGCGTACGTCTCGGGAACCTTGACCTGTACCGGCTCACCGGCGATGGCGTAAGGGTAGATCTTCACGGGGTACCTCCTATGGAACGCGAAGGGGTCACCCACGAAAATTCGTAGGTGACCCCAGAGACGTTGTGTTGTGTTAGTCGTTGGCGAAGATGCCAGGACCCGCCTTCACGGTGCTGCTAGCGAGTCGGATACCGACCAGCGCCATCCCCTTGGACACGCGCACTCGCTGAATACCCCGCTCCTCCATCGCGCTGTAGAACGCACGACGCGACCACACCTCCTTGGAGGGAAGTCCTTCAGCCTCGCACCAATCGCGGTAACTGTTGTACGCCTCAGCGCCATCGAGCCGCGCCCCGTCCTCAGCAACCAGGATGCCGGGGAAGAATCCAGCGAGGGTGTCCGAGGTTTCCTTGTACTCGGTGGTGGCCTTGCTGATCGTCTCAGGGTCGGACAGACCCTCGGCGAACCAGAGACCAGCGCCACGGACCGCCCACGCTGCGATTCCCTGCGCCTCAGCCATGAGCTTTTTGTCAAGGTCATGATCACGCTCGTGCGGAGCAAAGAAGCGCTTGAACGGAATCATCTTGACTCGACGCCAGAGGCCATCATCCTGGCCACGGAACTTAGGCTTGTGGTTGGTGGCGAGCATCAGCAGAAAGGATGGCTTGAACTCGAAGAATTCCTGCCGCAGAAACCGAGCCGAGACCATGTCCTTACCGGTGACCCGCTTCAGGACCGCCTCGGACATCGGACGGCCGGACTCACCCTCGGATGCCATAACGAATCGAGCACCACGCAGGGCGGCGATGTCGTTGGGAATGCCCCCGCCTTGCTTCTCCTCGAAGGTGGCGAACGGCGTGGTCTTAGTGATGGTGCCGAACACGGTCGACAGGGTGTCGGTCAGGACGGATTTGCCGTTTGCACCCTTGCCCCAGAGAACAGCGAAACACTGCTCGTCGGTGTACCCCGTGATGCCGTAGCCGATGAGCCGCTGCATGTACGGGACTAGGTCAGCGTTCTCCGGAAAGATCTCCGTGAGGAACCCTTCCCATCGCGGACACTTCGCCATGGGGTCGAACTCGATCGCGAGGCAGTACGTCAACATGTCTTCCTTGGCATGCGGACGCAGGCGACCCGTACGGAGCTCCACCGTGCCGTTGCGGAAGCTCAGCAGGTCCGGCCGGTTGTCGAAATCCTGCGGAGCGACGTACACCGAGGGCACCGAGCGAAGCTCAGTCATCAGCGCGTCAATGCGCGTCGTCATGGTGAAGCCCTTGGACTCAGCGAGCTTCCCCGCCATGACCAGTGCGGCGCCCATGCGATGGATCTCCTGGCGTACCTTGACCTCGGAGCGCTCCCAGGTGCGGCCGTTCCACGTGTAGAACCCGAGGCCGGGGGCGAACTTGATACGACCGTCGGTCCACGCCACCAGGGCATGCGCGTTCATCGCATCAGAGTCGCCGTAACGCTCGATCAGCGAAGCGAGGATACGTCCGGCCTCGGCTCCCTGGTCACGCGAGACGATGTCGGCGCCGGTTGCCTCGCTGAGTTCCTCGGTCACTGCCTCGCGACGAGCCTCGTGCGCATCCTTGACCGGACGGGCAGTCTTCACAGCGGAGTGGAGCTGAGCGGCGAACTCAACCGGCTCAAGCTTCCGCCAGTCCGTGAGGTCAGACTTACGTCCGCTGTCCGGGATGCTCAGCGCGTAGACATCGACACCGAACGGCTTGAGCCCCTCGGCAAGCTTCCGGTTGAACGCCTGCCCCGCCGGGTCGTTGTCACCGCAGGCGATTACCTGAGTGCCACGCACGCCGTTGGCGATCTCTTCGAGCAGCTCGGGAGAGGCCACCAGCGAGGCGCCCCGGACCATGATGACGTCGTATCCCACCGCAACCGCTGTAAGGCCGTCTCCGGGCCCCTCAGTGATGAGAGTGACTCCGTATCCACCCTGCCCACGAAAGACGCCGTACGGGGCCCAGCGGAAGCCCTCAGGGTTAGTGAGGGACACCCACCGGCCCGGACAGTCGCCGGTAAGGTCCCGACCCTGGAGACCGCGCGGTGTGCCGTTGAAGTCGTTGAGCGGAACCGTGAGCCGCGCGTAACGCTTGTAGGCGGGAGACAGCGACGACCACATGGGATTCACGGTCGTGTCATCGACGCCGACACCGAGTTCGTAGGCCGTGTCCACGCTCATACCGAACCGGTCGGCGAGGTAGTCACGCGCTCGCGCCGCCCACTCGTCGCTGTAGTCGACCAGGGCATCACGGGCATCGTCCGCGTACATGGTCAGGGCGGCGATGTGCTTGGGTCCAACAAGCTCGGGCTTGGCACTGGCCACGGTCGGGGCGTCTCCCTCAACGTCGAACATGTCCGGCCACCCGAGACCGGCACTGAACACCACCTCGTCAGACTTGCAACCGGCGCGGCACGTGATGCGAACCTTGCGATCCTCGCCGATCCACAGACGCAGGCTCGGGCGACTGTCACCGTGACTGGGGCATACAGCGAGAAACCCGCCATCCGGCTGCTCGGAGACATCAGCGAAGTGGCTCAACAGGTCATTGATCTGCATTGCGTTCCCTTCTTTGGCTTCGCTGATGTCCCTAGCGAGTCGGTTACCGGTGTCTAGAACGGCGGCTCCCCGAACGTCTCTGACCACTCAGCCAGGGTCTTGGCCCCCTTCGAAAGGTTGCAGGTCTGGCACGCCGGAACGATGTTGGACTCGACGTCTCCCCCGCCACGGCTCAGCGGCTCGACGTGGTCAAGGTGGGTGGCATGCGCTCCGCAGTAGGCACACTTGTGATTCCAGCGGTGAAGGATCTCGGTCCGGCTGTACTCCACGTGCTCCACGCCGTAGGACTCGGCACGCCGCTTGTGGGTGACCGTGTGGCGCTTGTCCGGCGGTAGCGACCGGTAGTAGTTCTTGACGTGCTTGGCCTGCGCCTTACGTCGGCACGTACTGCATGCGCTGCTCGGCTTCTTAGCCTTACCAGCGAGGAACTGATCAACGGGCTTTCCCCGCCCGCATAGTCGACAGACCTGCATAACGGCACCTCCGAAAATTCGTATGTGGTCAACCCAAAGAAGGGGCCAGGCACGAAGCCTGACCCCAACTGTTATGTGGCTGTGTTACTGAGCGGTGAACTCCGGCGTGACTAGCCGGACGTGCTCGGCGCCAATCCGCTGCTTAGTGAGCGTGCGCCTGCGGGTGAATCCCGACTCAGCGCCGGTGGGCTGAACTTCCAGCATCGGAATGAGTCGACCGGCGATCTTCTCTGTGGTGACGTCCAGGACCACGGCGTCTGTCATGCGAACCCGGTTGCCCTGGCGAGCCGCGTAGGTGACCAGGTCCCCCGCGTAAAGCTCCTCGCCTGCATAGTCGGTCACAACTCCACGCTTACCCACGGGACACCATCCTGAAGACAATCACGGTCCACTGAACTGCGATCAGCGCAGCCAGTGAGACCAGGAACCAACCGGGGAACTCGACGCCACCGACGATGCGGGCCGCAGCGAGCAAGACCAGTAGTGCGATGTAGAGACGTTCGTATGCCTTCTCCATGGTTACGCCTCGCCCCTTGTCTCATCGGCGATGGCGATTGCACGGGCGGCGGCCTGCGCCACCTTCACCTGAGCGTGACCGTCGAGCGAGTAGTAGGGACGCCGGTACAGGACCATGGCCAGGGTTCCGGCAACCTTGTCCAGGCGGGGAACGATGCGGGACAGGTCATGCTCGGAGACAAGGGACACGTTCCCATCAGCCTTGGTGATGAGGTAGCGGGTGGCACCGGGCGACTTGTGCGGGCCCGAGATGATCTCAGCGGGCATGGTCATGCCTCGGTACTTCACCTTGCTGCCAGCACGGTAGGTGGTCTCAGTCATGTTCTCTCTCCTCGGATCAGACTCAGGGTTGAAGATGAATGCCATTGGGTGCCCCTCTCTCCTACCGCCTAAAGCCCCGGCCCGATGCACAGGGCACCAGGACGGGGCAAGTGGCTAAGAGTACTCGGGATCGCCTATAGGTTCATCGTCGATCTTGAAGCGTCGGCGCCTCTCATGCAGCACCGACTGTCGTAGGTCCGGCGGGAACATCCACAGCGGGCGCCTGATCGTCTCGTCAGACTCACCCCGCAGGACCGTCGCCCAGTCGATCAGTGCACCCATGGTTTAGCGCTCCTCGCCGATGGCGTCGTTGTAGCTGCCCAGCACGGTGATGACAGGCTTCTTGAACTCGCGGTGCTCGCCGGACTTGGTCTCGTACTCCACGTGCTCGATCTCCAGTCGGCAAAGCGCCTCGCCGTCGACCTGGTCAAGCGCGTCCTTGACCTCGTGGATGACCTCAGCGAGGGACCAGGCCGTAGCGATCAGCTTTCCGGCGCCCAGTTCGTAGCCCTTACCAGCGAGGCGGAACGTGACGTTGATGGACGGGGCCGGACCACGCGGCGGGCGGCGACGGGCAAGCTCCTTACGCTCAGACATCAGCGTCGGGCAACCACACGGCTCACCCCGGTTCTCTTCCAGGAGCGAGAACTCGCCGTCACACTCGTGGACCGGACCACCGGCACCCCACTGGATCAGCTTGTCCTCAATGGCCTTGGAGCCGTTGATCACGATCTCAACCGAGGGACTGTCCGTGAGCACGTGAAGGTGAAGCTTCGCGGTCGGGTTGTGCTCCTCGGGAGTGCCACCCATCAGCTCTGCGATCCCCTGCGCCACCGACGGGTCATCGGTCAGGACACGCCAATTGGCAAGCGAAACCGGGTCGTTGCGCCGTGCCTGCTTGTTGAACACCTGCATGCCGGATCGGAACTGGAACACCGGCTGCTCGTAGTTCGACTTGGTCTCGCGCTTGCGGGGCTTGGCGTCGGGGTCGGTGTCAAAGATGCGGAGGGCCATGTGAGGCTCGATTCTGTGAGGCGCAGGCGCGCAGTCTGTGAGGTTGGAACGGGGAGGGGCGGGGACTCGGTCATGTCCACGTGCGCAGTGCGCATCTGCTGACCGATCCGGCCGCTCCCTCCCCCTTCGATGTGTTGCTAGCGAGTCGGTTACCGTCGCTACGCGCGCCGCTGAGTGCCGGTGATCAGCGCACCATCGGTGGACCAGATCGGATCCCCCAGCACGGTCTTACTGATCTTCCGGTCCCACTCGAACGTCTGCCGCAGGTGCAGGAACTGAGCGAACACGTCGGCCTCATCGATCCGGACAGGCTTGAACGCTGCCTGATCCTGCGTGATGTGAAGGACCACCGCGCCGTCAAACTCCGGCATGGCCTCACGGTTGCCGTAGGTGTCAACGATGAAGTCAGCGTGTGCGTAGGCGCTCATCTGCAACGCCACGTCCGGGTAGGTAGCCTTGGACGTCTTCCAGTCGGCCATGACGAGTGCACTCTCGCCGGAGGCATCGGGCTTGCCGTTCTCGTCGAGCTTCAGGCGGAGGATGCCGTCGAACGAACCGGCGTACTCGTGGGTGTCGGACCAGGCCACATCCTCAGCACGGACTAGTTCGGGCTGGACATCAGCGAGGAACGACTCGAAGTGACGCCGGTACGGCTCCATGTCCGGGTGTACGCGCCCGACGCGCTGACCCCGGATGAGGCGCTCGAACAGGTCGTGTGCGTCGCTGCCCACCTTCGCGCGGGTCTTGGTGTAGCGGGTCGCTGCGCCCTTCAGGTACTGAACTGCGCCGTCACGGTCTCGCTGCGCCATCTGCTCGATGAAGTCCAGCGAGTCAACGGCGAGTTCGGCCACCATCTTCGCCTGCCAGTAGGCAAGGAAAGGCTTGGGCAGCATGCCGACAACGGACGTCACGCCGGGATACTTGATCTCCGGGGCGTTCTCGTTGAAGTAGAAGCGCGAGCCGCTGCGCTGAATAGTGCGGATAGCCACTGTGGGCCCCTCTCGGTTGGTTACAAGAGGTGGCTAGCGAGTGGGTTACCGGATGTAGGAGTGTAGAAACGGAGTGAGTTTCTAGAATCCCTTAGAGACTCTTATGTGATTCTTGAAATTAGGTCTGAAACTACATAACTACATAAGGGCTGGTCAGGGGGTCGGGCTCAGGCGCCTCGGCCACTCCGCTGTGTAGAAGCGCTGAGCGGCCGTCTGCGGGCATGAAAAAACCCCACCCGACCACTGGGGCCAGGTGGGGCTACGAGGGGCTCAGGCGGCCTACAGGGTGGCCTTGATCATGGCGTTCACTGCGTCGCGCAGTTCCATAAGCTCATCCCGTACCGACTGCTTGGTCTCGTCGCTCGCTGCCTCGAAGTCTTCCGGCGTGGCCTTGACGAAGTCGGTACGCACGCGCTTGACGAACGACTGCACCCGCTCATCCGGCGTGGTCTCAGCCTCGATCGCCTTGGGCGCATCAGCACCAAGTTCCTTCTTGAGCTGGTAGCGCTCCCGCGCCAACTCTCCGTGACCCTTCAACTGCGTGTCGTACAGGGTCGCGAGGAACTGCGAGACCGGGACATCCTCGGGCTTGGATTCCAGCGCCTTGGCAAAGCGCTGCTGCTCGTCGGCGTTCTCGTCCAGCTCGCGCAGGTACTTGGCACGAGCGTCCGAACGGTGGGTCTGCACCGAGCGCTGTAGCTTTTCGAGAGCATCGGTCGTCTCGTACGTCTCCTGGAATCCCTCGCCCGCCTTGCTGTACAGCGCGCGAGCCGCCTCCTTCGCTGCGTGGCTGGCACCCATGATGTCGGGGTGTCCCTCCTTGTTGGGGATGCGGCGCCACATGTCCAGCATGATCGCCGCCACCTCCTTGGCAAGGTCGCTGGTCTTCAGGTGGAGCTTTACACCCTCGGCAACGCGCTCGGCACCATCGGACACCAGCTCGGTAACACCCTGGTAGATGCTGTAATCCTTGGGGTCGATGGCAGGCTCGGCAGGCACCGCCTTAGCCACGGCCTTGTTCTTGGGCTCGGGCTTGTCCTGCACCTGAGCGGCGGCGCGGAAAGCGTTACGAGCGTCCTGCTTGTACTTGGCCCAGGTCTGGTCGTTCGGCGCCTTGCCACGGGAGGGCAGCGACGAGACGAGCGCCTCGGTCTCCTTGCTCAGCTCGGCCAGACCCTCGGCGTTCTCGGCCTCGGCCAGGGACTTGGCGCGCTCGGTGTTGTCGGCGATCTGATCCATCGTGGCGGAGTCGTTACGGTCAGTCACAGTCTCTCCCTGAGTGATGTTGTGCTTCTCGATGTACGTGAGGCACTTGATGCAGGTAACCGGGGCGGACGTTGCCTTGAAGCCAGCGGCACCGATCCACGGGTTGCAGGCGGGGGCTTGAAGGCGGTCGCCCGAGTAGTGGACCTTGCCACCGTTCTTGACTACGTTCATTGCCCCGCCCCTTTCGCCGTGTCGTCCTTACGAGGTACACACTATGTCTGCCGCTGATGGCGTGTCAACTCACATGCGAAAAATCGTAGGTGCCCCAAACGCAGAAAACCCCCGGCAAGCCGTGAGGCTCACCGGGGGAAGCTCTGCTAGTCCAGGGTCTCTACTCTCTCCTCCGCTCCGAAGATCAGCGGGAGCGTGTTGACGACACCTACCAGGACTGTGCCTGCGTCCATGTCCGTGTCGACCGTGTGCACCTCGGCTATGCCAGCCTCGGTGATCAGCTTGTCCATAAAGGTCAGGTCCTTCGCTCGCTTCATCATGTGCTCAAGCTAGCACGAGAGGATGGCTTCGCGAAGCTGTTCAACGGTGCCGATGTTCTCGATGGTGGAATCAGCGGGGTACGTGTCGAGCGCCGTCTCGCTGTCGTGCTGGTCATCGGCTACGCCGGGCCGGGTGATACGGATCAGGCGGAAGCCACGGGATCGCAGCATGTTCGCTTCATTGGGGTACCGGACATCGGTGACGACCACGGGGATGTTGTACGCCTCGGCGATGTTCAGCTTCTTACGCGTGGCCGTGAGCCAGAACGTCTCATCGATCTCGCGCACTCCCCCGCCAGTCCGCTGCAACAGGCGCCGGACTTCCTGGTAGTGGTCCTTGGCGTACTCCCAGCCGACGTCACGGATGAGCGCAGAGAGCCGAGCGTGAACGCCGTAGCCGGTAGGGATCAGCGGGTCAATCGCTAGCGCGAGTTCCTTGAGCGGGTCGGCGAACGCAAGGCGGGTGTAGTGGTGTTCAGCGACTAGCGCGAGTGCCGCCGTGTCCTTACCGCTGCGTGCCTTGCCGATGATCCCGATGTTGTACATGGGCCCCTCCCCAGGTTGGTAATCCTGGGGAGGGACTAGCGAGTGGGTTACCGACTAGGCGCCAAGGAACAGACGGACCACGTGAACGATCTCATCCGTGGGGAACGCCGGGAAGTAGCGGGAGACGAATGGCAGCGCGACGAGAACGCCGGTAGCCACCTTTCGCCGGTTGGTCCATAGCCACGCCCCTGCGTCGCTTAGCGCTGCCTTGATGCCGGTAGTGCCTGCGGCGTGATCTGCCATTTATGCTCCTAGTGCCTTAGCTATCGTGATACCGGCGCTGACTATGGCGCCGACAGTTGCGGTGGGAACGGCGTACTTCCAGCGCTCGACGCTGCGTAGGCGAGTCTCGTGGTCATCGAGCACCTTGCCCACTTCAGCGTTTGACTGGACCAGCGAACGCACGTCATCCCGTAGACCAACGATTTGGTCATAGATTTCGCGCGCGCTGATGTTGACTCCTAGCGGATCCTGCTCGGGCATGCCAGTCCCCCGTTAGGCAACGACAGTGAAGCCGTGCCGCTTGCCTAGTTCGGTCAGGGACGACTTACCGGGAATGCCGTCTGCATCGCTCCCGCTGAAACCTAGCTTGCGCTGCCAGGCAGCGAATGCCTTGACAGTGACAGTGCCGAACGCACCATCCGAGGCGTAGGCCGCAGCTAGCAGACCCTCGGCCTTTAGCGCTGCCTCCACAAGCTTGGTGTCAGCGGGGAACTTGCCCTTGCCCTGCGCTGCCTTGGGGTCAGCCTTAGCAGCGGCGATGACGTTGGACAGGTCCACTCGCTTCGCGGGCGCCGAGGGCTTAGGCGGAACCACACCGGCAAGCTTCTTAGCACGGGCCAGGATCTCGCCTAGCTGAGCCACGATCTTGGTACCGGGGCAGGAGGTGTGTCCACCCCACGCAGCGCCGCCCATGGCGTGATAGCCGAGACCCTTGTCCGAGGTGCCCGAGGCAAGCTGTAGCGGGACGCCGTAGGTCTTGTGCGCCCAAGCCAGCACCGCCGCGCACTTGTCTAGCTGCTCGCTGGTTAGGGAGTCGCCGCCCTTGCCCTCGTTCTCGACGGAGAGCCAGTCACGGTTACCACCGGCCTGCGCCCATGCACGGTCGGCCGTGTCAACCCACTGGTACAGCGCACCAGCCTTGCCGGTACCGAAGTGGCTCGAAGCCTGCGCAGCGGAGTTGCGGAACCAGGAATCCGTACCAGCGAGGGTGCCAGCCATGATGTGAATGACCACACCGCGAACGGAGTCCTGACCGCCCTTGGTGAAGTTGACGGGAATCGGGCGCCAGGTAGCGCCGGACATGCGAGCCATGTTGAGCCTTTCAAGAGAGGGGGCCAGGCAGCGTGATGCCGCCTGACCCACCTACGAATTTTCGGATGTGCTTAGACCAGGTCGGTGGCCGACGTGTTCAGGTTCGTGCTGCCCTCATCGTTGATACCGGCGCCGGTTACGGCCGTGCCACCAGCGGAGCCAGCATCGCCACCCGCCCACTGTGAGCCTCGGAAGTCGTTCCCGTACCGGTGGACCAGGTCACACGTTGCCGAGATTGAGAGGCCGTACTTAGCCTCATTGCCCGAGCCGTTCGGTCGGCACTTGTTGCCAGTGATCGAGACAGACGATGCGCTAGTCGATAGGCGGATGCCGTACCAAACCTTGGTGGTGGCGCGGCCCGGAGCCTTGATGAAGTTGCCCCGTAGATGCAGGTTGCTTCCGCCCTGAATCAGAATGCCGTTGTTCGCTGCGTCACGAACCTGGTTACCCGTGGCGGTCGAGTGATCACAGGACACCATCGTGATTCCGTGGGCGCCCGGGGTCCACACCACGTTGCCGGTGATCGTCGTGTTGTTGAGACTGTCCGTGCTGATGCCACTTGCAGAGACGTTCGCAATGACGTTGTCAGCGACAGTGACGCGGGACACCTGCACTAGCTGAATGCCATGCTCACCGTTGGTGGTCGTGTCGATGGTGTTACCCACGATGGACACGTTCAGCACCGTGCCGCTGGTCTCGCCACGCACGATGATCGCAGCGTCGTACCCGGTCCCCTCGCGCATGGTGTTGCCGGTGATGGTGTAGTTACGCATCACCTGCGAAGCGTTCGTCTGCACACCGTTCGGATCCTTGGTGTCCTCGGTGTCAGTCAGGATCACGGAGCGCACGCGGACCGAGCTACCACAGCCGTTGAAGGTGTTGCCGGTAACCGTGACGTCCTCCCAGTTGTAGGCGCTCACGGCGTACTGAGTGATGCCCTCAAAGGTGTTGTCACTGATCCGGATCCGGCGGTGGTACTTGGTGATGGTGGCAGCGTGAGAGCCCACACCACGGGGCCAGGAGGTAGTACCAGCCGTGCCCGAGGCGCCGAAGTAGCAGCCGGTTACGGCAATGTCTTCCGAGGGTGTGTGGTCGTACGGACCGAACCCGCCGAACTCCGCAGAGCTCTTGGCTAGGTCGATCTGGACAGCCTCGGAGAAGTCGCGCCCACCCGGGTCCACGTAGCCACGGAACAGACAGTCAGTCACACGCCCGTGAATGGTGCTGTTGAACTCGACGCCGTGGTAACCAGGTAGGTCGCGAATCTCTAGGTCACGCACAACTACGTTGCTGGTGTGGCCAATTGAGATGCACATAGCCGAGGACGTCATACCCGGCGTGGTGCCGCGCATGTTCCAGAGTCCACCCTCAATGGTGATGTTGCTGTATCCGGTGTACCCACCGAACGACTGACCAGCGTCACCATTCAGCAGCATGGTGCCGCCGTGGTTGCGCCGGAACTCAGCACCCTGAGACAGCGATAGCCGAGTGTTCCCGTAGATGCGCAGCGTGGCGCCCAGGAGGTAGATGCCGGGCGGGACCTGTACTAGCGCCCCGCCCCTGTCTCGTGCATCGTTGAGCGCTAGCTGTATCGCAGCGTCAGAGTTCACAGCACCGGACGGGTCGGCCCCGTAGTTCGTAACCGTTAGCCCGGTCGACTGGTTCATAGACTCCAGCCGACCGGCGGTAATGTCCATTCCGGGTAGCCATTGCGCGACCGGTATTGCGACCATGTGTACTCCTAGAGTGAAGCGATAGCGGGATCAGCTAGCGCGATTGCAGTGCCCGCTACCTGGGGCTTGACGACGCCGTTGACGGACCGCGTAACCGTGAACTGTTGAGTGCCCAGTTCCTTGAAGTTGTCCGCTGAGATGGTGACCGGCAGAACCTGCGTGCTGGTGCTACCGATCAGCGAGCGGAAGCCGATGGAGCCTGCGGCAGTCAGGTCCGTGTCAGTGACTTCTAGCTGCCATGCGGCCGGTTCAGCGGCAGAGCGCAACCAGGACTTAGCCCGGAGCGTGGACCCGCTGATCTGTAGCCGTGTGGTGTAAAAGGTGTTCACTGCGAACGTGCCCAGCGCGACGGTTCCACCTACCTGAGTCTCAGCACCATTGCGCTTGCGTAGCTGTAGGTTCATCGCCTGCGTACCCCCGACCACCTGTACCCGCGCGAAGTACATGTGCGTGGAGTCGGTGTAACGCCCAAACAGGAACATGTAGTTGGAGTCAGTCAGTGCTGTCTTATCCATTGACCAGTCGGTGACCAGGTCCACATCAGCCGAGGGTGCAGGGATCAGCGTGTGACGGAGGATGTTCTTTGTGCTGTGGATGTGGCGACCAAGACCACCACTGACAGTGAAGTCCGTAGCAACTCCGCCAACCGCAGCGGTAGTCCACGTCTGCCCCGACTCGGCGTTGCCCCAACCGCTTGTGGTGGTCCGGGCGAAGCCATCCGAGACTGACTTGCCCAGAGTGGGAGAGGTCAGCCGGATACCCCACGCGTAGTAGATCGCACTCGCGGGCGGGGTGGCACCCTGGCGGACACGCACTGCCATAAACCCGGTAAGGGCGGGGGCAGTTGCAGTGAAAGACAGGTACGTCCACTGACCGGCAGGGATCACCTGCGCAGACTGTGACGTGGTGGAGATGGATACGTTGCTCGCGTTGTACCAGTCGAACGACACGCGGAAGTCCGAGAAGCCTGCGGGCGAGTAGACCCAGTAACCACCTGTGTACGACTGACCAGCCACCGCCGGAACGTGTGTGTTCATGGAGAGGCTGTTAGACGTGGAGACACCGTTCGGCGTCACCTTCGCTGAGACCAGGCCACGCGGGTGGACGTAGTCTGTCGACAGAGCAACGGATCCCGTCGACTGCCCAACCCAACCGGTCATCCCGTTCCGGAAGTCCGGGTTCGTGTTGAACAGTTGGCCCACCGACTCGACCCGCATACGCTCGCCGGACACGTGGACATCGAACGGGAACTCCTGCGCCGACTCGACCCACTGAGGTCCAGCGGTGACCGTGGTCATCAGCGTGGTGTCAGTGGCGCCGACCGGTAGAGCGAGGATCGTTCCATCCGTGTCAGCCTTGGCGTAATAGCTGGTGTTCTCGACCTGCGCCACCTTCCAGGGACCACCGGGCGAACAGTTGAAAGTGATCTCCCAGCGGTACATGTCGAGTACTTCGCTGTAGCCGTTCACGATCAGGTCCACGTCCTCATGAGAGATGAAGGACGGTAGGTCGGTCAGCCTGATCACGTCACCCTCGCGAAGCTTCAGGATCTGCGGGATAAGCACCTCGGCCCCGGGCTTGTGGAGCATGACCGTGACCGTGGGATACCGGGCGCCATCGAACGTGCCCAGGTGTAGCAACCAGTTGGCCATGGGCTCGGGCTGTGTGTCGTTGCCGAGGGATAGCGAGACACTCTCGTCATAGACACCGATGCCCAGCGGCGGAGCCTGCACCGACAGTGGACCGTCGGCCAGGAACGCACGCGCCGCAGAGCCACCATCGCGGGTGACTTGGATGTCGTTGCGTACGGCACTGTCATCGTCTACCGGCTCCAAGTCCGGTGCTAGACCAGCCTTGTTGTAGGACAACGTGAGTGCCGGTTCCTGCATGTACATCGACGCGCGGTCACGGAAGACGAGACCCACGCGGTTCAGCGATTCGAGCAAGAATCCATTGTCCGCTGCGGCAGCTTCCTCGAACAGATCCACCAGGGTTTCAGGCTTCTGCGGGCCGACCTGTTCAGACGTGATGTCCTGGCCGTGGATGCGCTCGACCGGTACACCTTCCTCGGTGCCCAGACGCATGATGCGGTTCCATGCAGTCTCGCCGTTGTACGCATCATCGGATCCGTCGTACAGCGTGGATGCCGACGTGGGCAGAACGGAGAGGTGACCAAAGGCCCAACCATCGTGCGCCGCACCCCAGTTGGCAGTGATCGCGCTGAGGCGCCCAGCGGTGCCCGAGTAGGTCCGGCCGATGCCACCAGCGTTACCGCCTACGTCCTGCCAGTCGAGACGCCATGTGACCGTGCCCGCCGTCTCCTTGACCCAGAAACGCATACGGGTCCAGCCGTGGTAGATGTCATCACCGATGCCCACACCCTGATCCACAACCATGTTCGTGGAGCTGTCATAGCCCCGGATGATGGCAATGTCCTTCATGAGGATGAATGCCCACCGCTTCACCGTGCCGTTGGGCGAGCTGAAGCTGATGAACTCCGGGCCCGGCGTGACGACATCGGGAATCTTGTCATCGGCGTTGTAGACGAACTCAACTTGCCATTCCCCGGACGGCATTGACGCAGGAATCGGGGCGGACAGGGTGCCACCGGTCTTGATCTTAGGCAGCGCATCGGACGATGGCAGATCACTCGCTGATGCCCAGTCAACTCCGGCCAGTGCCGCAGAGTCCACACCAGCGATAGGCGACCATGCACGGGTCGAGTACTTCCCATCCTCCATCGGCCAGTAGGCCACGGGGTTGCCGGACGGGATGCGGCGACGCAGGGTCGAGTCAAGCGCCTTCAGACCCTGGCCCAGTCGGCGCAGGATGCCGTTAGCCTCAACCGGCACATAGACATCAGACTCGTCCGGGGTCCACTTAGAGGGCCAGGTGGAGACTTCCCCTAGGAACCTGTCCTCACGGTCACGAATCTGGGCTCCGCCATGCATGCTCCACAGCCGACCGGCGCCATCCGTGAAGGACGTTGCATCAGCGGCCTGCGCTGTGAAGTCGGGGTTAGCAACCACCGTGCCGTTGATGCCGTTGCGTACCTCAAACTTGTACCCCCGACCGATGAACGGCGCACGGTACGGCTTGATGTTGGTGTCGTCATACGGGGCGATCTTCAGCGGTGCCGTGGAGTTGAACACCGAGACCGTACCGGCGAGCACGGAGTCAGGTCCGAGCTGTGTCCAGGGGCCGTCTATCGAAGGGGCGGTGTACCAGCGGACCGTGCGACCACCGGCGCCGTTATCGACGTCCAGGGTCACGCGTACGGCCGCGCGCTGTGAGATCTCAGCCAGCGAGCGGGAGTGAAACCACGTCGTCGCCTTGGTGCCATCGGTCGTGTACTGAAGCTGTAGCACTCCCTGATACACCTTCAGGAACCATGACCGCTGATCGGCTTGCGCCTCCCACTTAGCCATGATCATCTGGTTATCCGGGCCGTACCAGTTGGGCTGAATCTCGGCCCGAATGTCTAGGTCCCCAGTGATGTCCAGCGCCGCAGTGTCCGGCGTACTGACGTAGTCGTTAGGGTCACCATTGAGACTCAGGTACTTATCGGTGGCGGGCACCGACACACGCATCTGAGTGTTACGGCCGATCTGCCCATACAGCGGGCTCTCGGCATTGCGCGGGGAGTACTTGCCCGAGCGGTTATTGATGGTCAGGGAGAGGCGGGAAGGGTCAGTGTTCTGTCCCTGGTCACGTCGCCCGCGCGAGATCTGCTTAGCGTCGCGTAGGTAAACGTCAGAGCTGATGTCCGACCACGCGCCGTTGAGCAATAGCTCAGTCCGAATGTCCAGCGGAAAGACCACTGACCCACCCTCCTATCAGTTACCGAATGCAGTCTGAACGCTTCCGCGTCCCTGCGTCTTCACGATGCGACGGATTAGCCGCTTCATGTCTTCATCCGAGCCGGTGACGTCAACGACTAGTCGCTGAGATCCACCCTGCCCGTTTACGCCCTGTACCCGAGCGGCGTTTAGCATGCCGTTCAGCTTGGACAGCGGGAGCACCGCTTCGTTCTCGCGGCCCTCACCGATCATCGCCATGGTCGGACCAGTGGTCACACCACCCGTTGCCAGGTAAGGGATGTTCGGTGTTCCGAGAGTGATGCTCGGAATGTCAACGCCCATGATCGACCCGCCACCGATGGTGAATGACAGGTTGTTCCAACCACGGATTACGAAGTTGACAGCGTCCTTGAACCCGGACTTTAGGCCGTCCCACATGCCACGCAGCGCGCTGGAAATACGGCCGGGAATGCTCTTGAACCAACCCACCAGGTCGTTCCACTTTGACTTGACCCATGCGGCACCGGTCGACACCCAACCGGGAATGGTCTGCGTGAAGAACCGGCCGAGGGGCGCGAACACGTTGGAGACTAGGTAGTTCCAACCGGCCAGGAATCCGGCCTTGATGACGTTCCACGCCTGTAGAAGTCGCTCCTTCACGGCCTCCCAGTTCGCCGCCAGTGCAATGACGATGGCGATGATCAGCACGATAAGGCCAATGATCCAGAAAATCGGGTTGGCTAGCATCGCGGAGTTCATTGCCCACACAGCGATAGTCGCTATGCCGAATGCAATGGCCAGACCCAGCAGCGCGGCAGCAACGATCTTCACTACTTCCGGGTGCGCGGTCATGAAGTCACCGAGCCACTGCAACGCAGGCTGTAGGGCCGTGCCGATGGTGGTGGCCATGGAGCGCCAGACCACATCAAGGGACTGCGTGGCCGACATGCTCTGAGTTGCCTTGGCCGCTGAGCCTGCGGCCTTATCCATGCCCGATGCCGCAGCAGCAGCCGCAGGGTTCATCGCGAACAGCGCGTCCGTCTGCTCACCGGCCATGTCGCCGAATAGCTGAACGGCTAGCTGAGCCTGCTTGGCCGGGTCCTTGACACCCTGGATAGCCGTAATGGCGTCACCCATGGCAGTCTCGGCATCCTTACCGCCGGACTTGAGCCGCGCGAACATGTCCTTGGAGTCGAGCCCCAGGGACTTGAATGCGGTAGAAGCCTGCGCCGTGTTCTCCGTAGTGATACGGCCGAATTCGTGGATGATGTCGGCGGCCTGGTCGATGTCCTTACCACCGGCCTTGACGTACTGAGACAGCATGCCGAACGCGTCGGCGCCGCTGATACCCAGTCGCTTGAACTGCTGTCCGTACTCGCCGACCACTTCAGTGATGTCGCCAACCATGGACTTGGGCAGCGTCTTGGAAGCCTGCGTCAGCAGGTCGAATGCCTCGGTACCATCCTTGGCCAGGCCGTTGGAAATCATCTTGCCTGCGGCCGTGGCAGCGTCGGCAACGTCTACGCCTAGCGCATTGGCAACCGACATGGCGTCTTCGGTCATCTGCGTGGTCTCGGCCTCGGTCATGTCGCCCATGCCCTTTAGAGCCTGAGAGACAGCGCCAACGGCGTCACCCACTTCAGTGATGGACTCGCCGAACCCACCACTGTAGACAGCACCAGCAGCCTTACCGGCGGTGGCCGCTTCAGACTCGGTCAGGCCGTACTGACTCTGAAGCGTGGAGTTCACCGCAGTTAGGTCTACGCCTGCCTGCAATCCCTCGGAGAAGAGTGCGCCCACGCCTACGCCAGCAGCGAGACCGGCCGCACCCTTTCCCAGTTCGCCTAGCTTGCTGTTAGCACGCTGGACACCGTCATCCATTCCACTTTCTAGCTCGCTGGTATCAACCCCGATGGAAACCATTAGGTCGTCTAGGGTCACTTCTCTGAGCCTCCAATCTGGCGGTTGTACGTCTTGACAGCGGAAAGCATCTCCCGCCAGTCCTGCCGCTGTCCTCGATCCCACTTAGGCATGAAGTCCTTGGGGGTCGAAGCCTTGGTGCCCTTGCCACGGGCAGTGTTAGCGACAGTCGCCGTCAACATGGCAATCAGAGAGTCCATGCGCTCAGGACCCAACGGCCCCGAAACCGATTCGTACGCCATCCATTCCGTGATCTCACGGGAAGAGACGCGCGCGAGTAGTTCCGGGACCGTGTACCCAAGATGTGCTGCTAGTCGGAAGTGGAATCGGTGCTCAGGGTCTTCCCGGATTTTCCCGCCGCAGCCTCCACGTCTTCCTTTCGGAGACCGGAGAGCCGCATGGCAACATCGCCGAGCCGGTCAAGAACAGCGCCGGACTTGGCCGAGAGAGCCTTGATGTCCTTATCGCTGAACAGACGCTCGCCGGACTCGTCGATGAGGCAGCGAGAAATCAGCTTCGCTAGCTGGTCCTGCATGTTGAGCCGCTGCACAGTGCCGTTCGGACTGAGCACGACCATGGAAGCCTGGTAGGAGTTCCGGTCAGCGCCGGTCATACCAGCGATACGGACAGTGCCGCCCCACTCCGGAACGTCAACGTCTTCGTAGTTCTTGTCCTCGGCGTCGAGGATTGCATCGCGATTGAGAATGGACATTGCTTAGACTCCGGGGGTGATGGTCGGCTTGCCGGTGACCTTCCAAGTCAGCGTGGCCGCTAGCTTGTCGTCGTACGGGGCGTCGGGCTCGAAACCGGTCAGCAGCGCGGCGAATGCCCACGTGGTGCCGTCCGGGAAAACAATCTTGTAGTTGCGCGGAACGTCGTCCTCAAAGTCGCTGACTAGGTCGTCGTGCTCGGCAGGCTGGTAGTTGACATCAGCGGAGCACTCGCCCGGATCCTTCAGGCCGCCCACAAACTCCATCCACCCGTTGACGCTGTCGTGCGACGTGACGTCGAGAGTGTCTCGGCTTAGCGCAGGCGGGGTAAGCGCGGTGACGTCGGCGATGCTGACGAACACCTCAGTAGCTGCGCCGTCGCCTCGCTGTAGCTTGGTGCCGAACGCGTTGATTCCAGACATGGTTATTCCTCCGTGATGACGGTAAAGCTGATGACGATGTGGCGGATGTCCCCCGGAGGCTCCGGGTCGACGAGCGTTTGAGTGGATGTGTAGCGGGTGGCGATGTGCACATACCCGTTGACAGTGAGGGGCTTTAGGTCGAGCAGCTCGGTAACCTTGTTGGCCAGTGCCAGACCCTCGGAGAATCCGTGAGCCTGAGACCAGACATGAATGGTGACCAGGGTCGACCAGCCACGGGAAGCCAGGCTGTTGTGTTCAGCGTCCGAGGCTTCACCAATGCGGATGTACGGGTATGCCGTTCCGTCTGGGACGTAGTCGAACACCTTGCCTGCGAGCATCGGATCAGCGTTCAGCTTGGCGTAGATAGCGGACTGAATCGCGAACAGCGGGATCATCCGTTGATCACTGCGTTGATGGCGTCTCCAATCCGGCGTACTATCTTGCGCTTCTCAGCGTTGAAGGCCGGGCCTAGTGCGGGGCGGGCGGGCATGGCTTGTGTGCCGAACTCCTGCCACACGGCGTACCGGTCATCCCGGTCCTTCCAGCCAATCTCTGACTTGATCTTCGCGCCGTCCGACATGGTGTAGTCCAGTGAACTCTTTAGGTTCCCGGTGTCGACGTGGACCCGTCGCTGTGCGTTGGCTACTACTTCCTTGGACGCGTCCTCAACCGCCTTGCGGACGGCCTGGTGCAACCGGCTAGTGGTGTGCTCCAACTGCTTGAGCAGAGCCTCACTACCGCTGATAGACACGGACACACCAGACCGACCACCGGCCGCGCGCGGGTGCCTACCCATGTTGGGTCAGCTCCACATCAGCGCGTACGTAGATGGGGCGGGAAGGCTCGAACACCGAGAGGACGCGGAAGACTTGGGAGCCATGCCGCAGTTCATCGCCCCGGCGGACATCAGTGCCCGGCGGGGTGTGGATCGTGTGCGAGTGCTGAGACTGGCCCTGGTCGGCGAGCATGCGCTCAGACGCAGACGGTTGGCTGATCAGCGCACGGGATGTGGCGATCTGCACAAGGGACGTGGTCTCTCCCCCGGCACCATCGGGCACCGAGGACATGCGCCACACGGAGACACTCGCGTTCATCAACCGGGCCAGGCTCACAGGCTTCTCACCGTGACCCCTGCGCCGTTGCCGAACCGAGCAGCGAGGCGGTTGCGCTGATACTCAGACAGACACATGGTTCCGGTCTCGGCGTCCGAGTAGGTAACCGAGTAGTCGCCGATACGCTCGGACGTGATACCGCGCGAAGCAACGTCACCACTGCGGAGCGCTACTAGCTCCTGCCCGACCAGACGACAGACGATGTCGACGATGTCAGCGGGTACGGTCGACAGGCCATGCATGTACGTGACGACAACCTCTGTGCCGTAGTCAAAGCCACAGGAGCGCGTCAGAGAGCCGCTCAGTAGCTTGTAGTCCGAGACTGTCACCCCATCAACGACAACGTCAGAGACGGCCGTCACGGGGCCACCAGGTAGATGCAGGCGCCCGCCCCTACCTTCCAGGATCACAGTGCTGACCGACTCGCTGATAGGCGAACCGGCGGCATCACGGACCAGCGTGGAGGCAACGTCTAGGTGGACGTTTACCGCTGCGGTCTCTTCGGGCGCGACAGTGACGCCACGCGCTTCTAGGTCGGCGATGGTGGCCAGCGGTGCAAGTGCCATCGTGGCCACCTCTCTTACTTGGAAGTCGTGCGGCGCGGAGTGCGCTTCACGGGCTCAGGCTTGGGCTCCGGTGCGTAGCTGTGCCCACGCTCACCGTTACCGACTAGGCAGGGTGCGTCCTCATCCGGGATGTAGACCTCGGCACCATTGGGACCGATGACGAGCGCCAAGGGTCAACCTCCTATGCTCAGTTGGGGCCGGGGGCCACCCACGAAAATTCGTAGGTGACCCCTCAGCAGATTGGATTAGGAAGCGGTGAAGGTGGTGA